CACCTGTCCCGACATTTGTGTACTTTTTTGAAAAACGGTAAGGACCGTACTCTAAGGAGTTTCGCTAGTTATAGCGCCGGATTTTAAAAGACAGTGACATAAACCGAACTTAAGTAGGGGTATTTCCCGTCACAGGAGGTCTGGGTTGGTTGCCACTACCCAGGTGAACTTCAATGGACCACTAGACCCTTAGTTGGCTAGCCATTGAGCCTAAAGAGTTTCACAATAAAACTAGCATCGTCCCGATAATCTTATAACTGGTTGTCTTTTAAAGTCTAAAGCTTATAACAATGTCCCTTGTCTCTTTCGTGCCGACATATGCGTCCTTTTCAAAGAAGTCCTGGTTTGTTAAAACTGGTGACTCTTCGATTAAGCGTGTAGTGTTGAGCGCGCCCCATAGTGTTTACACTACTTTCGGAGGAGATGCCGTGACTGGTAAAGCTAACATTGAGTACGTGCTCGATGTGAACTTGAAAAAGCCGGACACGCCTCTACCTTTTCTGGTCGTGGATAAATCTGCGGCCCCCATTGGTTACCAGAGTTCTGAGGAACTACGTAGCCTAATCGAGTCGTTGAAGATTCGTCAGTCTTTTGCTGTGGCTTCCATCGGCGATAGTGCTTTCGATCTTCGATCTTTAGCCTACGTGTGCGGTGCTGCTGTAGCGTCGACTAGTTGTTTCGAAGACTTCTACTACGGCCCACCTGTCGTATCTGTCAGCACCATTTCCCCTACTTGGAAGGTGCCGACAGTTACGAATTTGACCATCGCTGCGGGATTAGCCAACACTTCTAGCGAGTTTGCCACCTTAGCTCGCTTTGCTGCTTTAGCAGGGTGTAAGTCTGTCACTCTAATGAGCGATATCATCCCGCCTCGTAGCCACACTGCCTTGCAGGGTGCGCAGCTTGGTGTGTTTGCTCTGAAAGTATTTGCGAACATCATCAATGCTGCTCAGTCGTGTTCTTGCGCAGGAGCACACACTGAGGCGTTTTTTAGCGGCATGACTAGCGTTATCACGTTGAATTCCCACACGGATGAGGGAGGTTTTTTGCGTGAAGCTATCAGGGAGTGTGAGTATCCGACAGCTGTCGGCGTTCTCCCTGTAGGTGTTGCCTCCTACTTCGGCATTTCTCCCACTTTGGATCTAGGATCCAGTTACTTGTCGCAAGTAGGTATCGGTCTGTTTTTGGAGTTCGTCGGTACTTTGGTGACAAGTGACCCCGGTGGTAAGGAAACAACCCTGTTGGTCCGTGATACTTCGGGATCGCGCCCTTCTTGTTTCCCAGGTTTACGCCCTGCTTTCTACTCTTTGATGGCCCGTTTCCGTTCTCAGGTCTGCGAAGATTATGACTTGCACCCTTCCGTCGTTGGTGATGATTCTTCTCACAACCCCTTTTTTGTTGCTGACTTGGAGAACCGCCACTTAGATTTCCCAGTAATCCAACCTTTTTATTGGGTCGAGCCCGGTCCTTTGTCAGTTAAAGAGAGAAACTACCAGAACGTATGTATTCAGGGAAGTCGCGTGGATTTGCCTCTCTTTTCTGGTGACATGGTTCAGGAGTCTTCTGGATATGTCGAAGTCCATGGCAGAGTACCAGTAGGTAACGCTATGTATTTGAAGACAGATAAAGCCAGACCACGTGGCGAGGGTTTTCAATATATACTTTCGCAACGTTACAGGGATGAGAATGGGCTCAGCCTGATGGAGGTCATCGCGGATAACCGCTTGGGTACTACAACGACTCAGGCAGTCTTCGTCGAACCGAATGTGACCAACGTCGCTCAGCGCAGATGGATTACACCTCACAATCCTATCGCTTCACCGGCCGAAGGCATAACTTCGTACCCCCAGTCGATGATCTTCCATTACCGCGGCTCTTACGCAGAGCCGACTCTACAAGATTGGAAGATGGGCAAGGTTAGCAGCTTTACCGGCCCTATTCAAGTGAAGAGTCGTAGCACTGGCGACACCGAACACAGAAGCTGCCGACACGTTTCCGAGTCTAACTTGCGTTGGCTCACAAATAGAGGAAAGTACGCTCCAAAACATGTGCTTGACCTCTCTTCTCTACCTTCAGGATTTTCCCTTCCACCTCTATCTCAGCCAACTATGATAGCACCGTCTTCTGAACCGGTCAACGAGGCAGATGGTGAGGAGGTAGAGTACAATAGCGATGACGAGCTACCCGAAAACCCAGACATTAACCACGGCCACCATGGAAACGAACCTGTGAGTACAGGCGCCCCAGAACCAGTTACTGGACCGGACACCCAAATAGAGGCAGATCCCCAGACTGGACGGCGCATTCGTGTACCTGATGCAGAGTTGGAAACCGAGGATGCCATGGGAGGCGAGAGTCGTTAAGACTCTTAGCCCTTCCGTGGTTAGCCGTTTTACTCACAAGTGTAGTGATGTGTTTGAAGCGGTAGTTTGTGTTCGTGTAGCTCGTCAAACTAGTGG